CGAGCCTGCCGCTGAATAACGGGGTGTCGTATGCCTGAAGGAAGTAACGACATACAGCATCAAATTCTCCGAGAACTCGGCGAAATAAAAGCGCGTCAAGAAGGCTTTGGTAAAAACATAGATGAGCTAAAAGACACCAATGCCATGCTAACGACTGAGTTTGTCGAATTTGGTAAACAGTTCATCGCCATCCAACAGGCATCTCAACAGCAAAACGAGCGCATTCTGCAACTCACAGAAAATCAGGCAAAACTGGATGCACGTCTGGAAACTTGGGAGGAAGCGCGGAAACTGCTGAAATATGCAGGCTGGGGAATGGGCATTGTGGCGGCTTCAATCCTGTCTGGGGTAGGGACGCTTATCTTTAAATCACTGGGAGGCTGACCGCGTGCCGGGGATTTCATTTATCCAAAAACTGCCCCCAGACCTGCAAGAAGAATTGCGCAGACAATTTGTGGCAAATGGCTTTGGCAACTACACCGGCGTGTTTGAGTGGCTGCAAACTGAGCTAGAAAACCGCGAGCTAGATCTCACCGTGTCACGCTCTGCGGTGGCAGTTCAAGGTAAGCAACATCGCCAATTTATCGAAAAAATCCGCGAGACAGTCGAATTATCCAAAGCCTTGGGCGACACCACACCCGACGAACGCGCCGACATTGCCAATGCATTAGCGACCATCGTCCCTGCCAAAATTTTAGATAAATTAGTGGATGAGGAAAACGAACCCAAAATAGATGAACTCATAAAAATTGGGAGAATTTTAGACAAAATCATCGGTGCAACCCACCGCCAAAAACGCCACATGCAGGCATTTAACGCTGAATTGGAACAGCGTAAAGCGGCGGCTGCGCAAGAAGTTGATGCCCAAGCGCGACGTGAGGGCTGGACTGACAAAGACGTGGATTGGATTAAAAGCAAAATTTTAGGCATTAGCGTCGATGAACCCGCAGGATAGGAAGCAATGCCTAGAACTGGTGGAAGACCTGCAAGTCGGTCGGCAGCCAGAAAAACTGGTTAAGTCAGACCTGCCGCATATTTTATTGCCCTACCAAGTTGCATGGCATGAAGATAAAGCCAAGGTACGCTACGCACCCAAGGCGCGGCAAATCGGTTTCACTTGGGGCTGTCTCGCCTGTGAATCAGTGCTAGAGGCAATGCCCAGCAACGGCATCAACCAATACTACATCGGCTACTCACTCGAAATGGCAGCCCAATTCATTGGCGACTGCGCATTTTTTGCCCGTGCTTTTGATGCGGCACTTTCCAAAATATTTATTGACAGTCAGCACATGATTGTCCGTGAGCAAGATAAAGAATTTGAGATTGAAGTATTTAAATACAGCATCCGCTTTCCCAGCGGTGCGTTGATTAATGCCCTGTCATCCAACCCCAGGAATTTTCGCAGCAAACATGGTCATTTCCGCATAGATGAAGCGGCGTTTCACGATGACCTGCCTGCCTTAGAAAAAGCGGCGATGGCAGCACTTATTCACGGTGGTCGAGTGGATTTTATCAGTTCACTCAACGGCGAAGACAATCCTTTTTATGCGGCAATTGAAGAGGTGCGAGCGGGCAGCAAAAAAGGCTCGCTGCACGAAATCTATTTTGAGGATGCCGTTGCACAAGGCTTGTATGAGCGGATTGCATTGGTGCATGCACTGCCACAAACCGAAGCTGCCAAAGATGAATGGGTACAAGAAATTCGCGACTATTACGGCGACAACGCCGCCGAGGAATTAGACGGTATACCCCACAAAGGGGGTGAGATTTATTTTCCACGCTACCTACTAAAACCCTGCCAAAACAAACAAATTCCCATTGTGCGCTGGGAACAGCCGCCTGAATTTGTCACCGATGACAACCGCGTTGCCATCACCCAACAATGGCTAGACACCTATATTGCCCCGCTACTCGCACAACTCGACCCACAGGTGAAATCAGTACTAGGGCACGATTTCGGACGTTCTGGAGATTTGTCAGTACTGAATATCTCACAAGGCATCACCCCAGAGATATGGGCAACCCGCTTTATGGTCGAACTGCGCAACATTCCATTCGACATACAACAGCAAATCCTGTTCTACATCTTGGACCGTCTACCGCATTTTAAACATGCCAAATTTGATGCCAGAGGCAACGGGCAGTCCCATGCTGAGGGCGCATTGCAACGCTATGGTGTGCAAAAAATTGATTGCGTCATGTTTACCGCTAAGTGGTATGCGGAGCATTTCCCCAAACTAAAACGCGCCTATGAAAGCCGCCAATTTATCATTCCAGACGATGAGGATGTCCTGCAAGACCATCGCTTAGTCGAGCTATACAAAGGCTCGCCCACCATGAGCAACCGTCACACCAAAGGGCAAGACAAAAAACAGCGGCATGGCGATGCTGCGGTAGCAAATGTACTCACCTGGGCAGCAGCACTAGAACCCGATGCAGAGGCATATGGCGCAACCGTTGGCGACAGACAACAAGCACAACAAACCTATCAATCACAGCGACCCAGTGCGCTGTGGAAAAACATCAAACGTAATTTTTTCCGTTAGGAGGAATCCATGTCACCCGCAGATACGCACTCAACACAAGCACTGTACCAACTGCTCAGAAATGAAGGACTGGGCGAGGTATACAACGTGCCATCGCTGCAAACCGACATTGGCACGCCTACACCAGATAAGGTCACGGCATTTTTACAATCGCTGGGTTATCAAGTCGCCCAAAAAAACCACGGTACGCTGGATGACATTCGCACGGCATTACATAACGACCAGTCGGTGCTGGTGGCGTGGTTAGAGTGGGGCGGACAATTAGATTTAGTTACCGACGTGTTTGACGATGGTCAGCAAAAAATCGGTCTAGCCAATGGCGGTGGCACAACCGTAGAGCGATTTGAGGCGATGTGGCAATACAATCGCGGCTCGGTAACTGCACCAGAAATTGTGTCTGGATTGTATTTAACCATTAGTTAGGTACTGACATGGATGCGTTAGCGAATTTAAGAGAGGCGGTTTCTAAGCTATTTGCGCCTGCCGACACCGCGTTCCGTGAATCAGGTAGCACTGCTGAAGGCGGCACTGATCACAACCCGCCACCGCCCGCTGGACACACGGTTGATGACGATGCGGGCTGGACGCGCCTAACGGGTGACGAACGTCGTGACCTCTCACCGCTCAACCAACAGCGGATGCAATATATTTCGCACCATCTGTGGGAATCAGAATCCTTTGTGCGCCAACTAATTGAGTTACCGATTTCTGTACTCTTAAAAGACACCATCAAGCTTACCCATCCTGATGAACGCCTACAAAACATTCTGGATGACTTTTGGTCGCGTAATCAAATGAGCCGCTTGGTGGAGCAATTCATGCGGGCGACTGCGCTCAATGGCGAACTGATTTTACCCATGTTTGTTGATAGCAACACGGGGATTGTCAATCTCGGCTACCTCAATCCGCTGCACATCGCTGAATACACTGACAGACATTATCCAGAAAGCGACCAATACTATGAAACCCAAGGGCATCGCGGGGTGATTACCGATCCTGACAATGCCATACGGCAAATCGGTATCGTCACCCGTCGTGACCGCAAAGGGCGTTATCGCAAATATAAAACGATTTTCTTACATCCTGATACCGAACTCTTTACCCAGCGCACCCGACAAATTAGAGCCGGATTTACCGACGGCGACTGTTTTTATTTCAGATTAAACGCACTGCCGGATGGCACGCGAGGGCGTTCTGATCTACTGCCACTGATAGACATCCTCGACGCATTTATTGAAACCCAATACAGCGAAACTGAACGCTGGCGACTCATCAAAGCCTTTATCTGGGAAGTCACCCTCAACGGCGCAACCCCTGAACAGGTGATAGAGAAAGCCAAAGAGATTTTTGTGCCAGCGCCCGGTACCGTTCGCGTTACCAACGAACATGAAATCTGGAAAGCGGTTGCGCCGGATATGAAAGCCCAAGACTCGGTGGCATTTTTAACATGGTTGCGCAACTACATTCTCGGTGGGGCTGGACTGCCGCCCGCATGGTTTGGCGACCCCAATGACACCAACCGCGCCACAGGTGAAGTCATGGACGAGGCGGCGTTTTTAACCTTGAATCGCCGTGCTAATTTCTGGCGCTTGAATTTTACCGAAATTGGTCAATACGTGCTGCAACAAGCAGGGGCTGATCGTGATGAATGGTCACAGGTTGATGTCGAGATGTCAGCCCTGCGCACCAAAGACAGCGCAAAAATGGCTACCGCATTATCGGCGGTGACAGGCGCATTGGTGGTTATCACGCAAAATGGACTGTTGAGCAAAAGCAAAGCCGCAGAATTGTTGAAGCGGGTTGCGGATCAATTTGGCATTTCTGATTACGACCCTGAAGCGGAACTGGACAAAGCCAAGCAAGAAAAATCGGCAGAGCAGCAACAACAACAGCAGCACGATTACTTTACTGCACCGCCCTCGGCGATGGACGATGCGCCGTTGCCAACCGAAACCACATCACCGCCAGAAACCGCCGATTTAACCGATGATGAACCGCTACCTGCATAATCAGTGGCGCAAATATCGTTGTGCGGAAAATCCGTGTTTATAAACGTTTTTAAACAGGGTTTATAGCAGCATTATGAGTACCGACAGCGAACGTCAATCTGAATTCGACCGTGCTACCGATATTGTCCAGCAACAACAGGTCAATATTGTTAAAAACACTTGGGCGGAAATCAATGCGCAATTAGAAGCGGCACGGCGGCAAATAGTCGATTTACTTGCCACTGGGCAATTGTCTGAATACGACGCATGGCGGTTGCCGGAATTGCAAAAACAAATTGAAGCAGCACTGGCTGAAGTCGCGGTGGCAATGCAAGCAGCGGTGGTGGATGGTCTCAACGATTCGTGGGAAGCGGGTATTGCCTTGGTTGATGAGCCATTTATTGCTGCCAACGCTGCCAATCTGGTGGCAACGTTTGGCGCAATTGATACCCGCCAATTAGAAGCGATGCGGGAATTTTTAACGTATAAAATGACCGACATCACTACCGACATGACCAACCGGATTAATAGTGAGTTAGGGCTGGTGATGATTGGGGCAAAAAATCCGGCAGAGGTGGCAGGTACAATTGCGGCTATTACTAATAGCGAACGCCAGCGGGGTATCACTGTGGTGCGTACTGAGCTGGGGCGGGCGTATTCCCATGCTACCCAGAAACGCATGGAATCTGCACAGGAACAAATCCCCGAACTGAAAAAACGCTGGCTGCGCAGTGGCAAATTCAATCCACGCGCTGCACATGTGGCAGCACATGGGCAAATTCGCGCTGTTAATAAGCCGTTTACTATCAACGGGCATTCTCTGCTGTACCCGCGTGACCCTCGCGCTCCAACGGGTGAAACCATTAACTGTGGCTGCACGTCTGTACCGCATATGGATTCGTGGGCAAATGTACCAGAAGATACCCAGCCAGAAATACTGCCCAGTTTGCCTGCGGACGCTGCGGATATGACCCGTCAGTATAATCAGGCGATGTTAGTCAATAAAAATTATCGAATGCAACCAGTGCCCAGCGATTTTGCGCATCACCGCGTCACTAGCCCATATGTGCCACATGAAAATACGAAATCAGCGCTAGAATGGGCACGAGAAAATAATCTGGCTACCCATATCGGATTTGGCAAAACGTTTCCGGTATCTGTGCTGAACCAGTTTTTGCAATCTGTGCACGAGCACCTAGTGGAATTTCCAAAACTACGAGAAATGCTGGGATATATTGGAGATAATAAAAATTTTTCAAATCTCAACGCTGCCCACGGCGGGATTAATCTGCCTGTAAAAAATTACCATGCGTATGCGGTTATAACAAAATCAACATTTAATCCATTAACAGGGATTGTTATTAATAATCTCAGTAAATTTGGTAAAAACTGGGGAAAACGATTAGAGGCGGAAAATCGTCATGCCGTCGATACCCAGTTTTTGTCTCCAGGGGGCACTATAAAATCAATAATTGATCACGAAATGGGGCATATGCTGGATGGGTTGTTGAATCTGAGAAATGATAAATTTATAGTTGAATTATATGAAAATTTTTTAAAACACGATGCGGCTGGGTCGTTGCTATTAAGCCGCTACGGGCGGACAGATAAAAAAGAGTTTATCGCGGAGGCGTGGCGAGAATATAGAAACAGCCCTGCCCCGAGAACAATCGCTCTGGCGGTTGCAGAGCGAATCAAAACGATGTATGTCGAGGAGACTGAGTTTCCAGGCCGTACAGAGCAACGGCGCAAATGGCGAGAGCAAAAACAAAAATGGCGGGAAAAAGAGCGCAAGCGTCAGGAACAATTGATGTTGGAGAAAAAAATGCGGGATGAGATTGAACGTTTAAATGCTGAGCGTCAGGAATATTATCGCCGTCGCACAGAGGAATTGAACCGTCGTCGTATGGTTGAGGCAAATGCTGATATTGATATGATTATTGATAAAATTCAGCGCATTCAAAATGAAATTTATAAAAATCACAGGGTATTAATTAGCATTTCATACACCCCAGACTCAATTGATTAATCAGGGGTTGCGCCCACCTGCCTCAAATCACTCAATTCTGTCAATTTATCAATGCATTCCTGACCGCTATTATTTCCTCACATAACACGAGACAGGCAATACTGCCTGTGTGAGTTAGTCAGGGTTGGGGTAGCTAACATTTATACAGACAGTGCCTTAAATATTACCCACCCGCATTTTCGCCAGTTTTCGCGGCGGAGAACACTGTGAGGGCTAACTCGCAGGAACCGGTTTCCTGTGAGTCAAATGAAAGCAGTAATAACTGGTAATGGATTGGAGATGCCGCTGCATTCCACCGCGCAGCAAGCGCATACCGCCCAGTATGCGTTTCGACTGCAATAGTAATGATTGATATGTGCGAGGTTTTGTGATGGCAGATAAAGAAAACAAAAATGGTGAGGTAGTAGCTGAACCAACGGTTGCAGATGCTGCAAAAGCAGTGGGTTGTGCTGAGAATGAAGTGTTGGGGTTTAAAAAATATCCCACTGGTTACTTCAACGTGGTCACTAAGGCTGGTCGGAAATTAACCAATAAACCAGAGGGGGCGTAGTTTTGAAATGGTTAAAACTTAACAGTTGGCGTGCGGCTGCTTTTTCGCAGACATTTCGAGAGGCTGCACCTGAGAACCCATCCAATATTTTTATTGAAGCACTCACCGAACCGGATGGTCAAACCAAGGGGTTGCGTTATCGAATTCGGGTGATTCAAGCGGGTGTATCCAAAAACAATGTCTTGTATCCAGATGCAGTGTTGCGTGAAGCTACGCCATTATTAGATGGTGTGCGGGTATATGTGAAATCTGATACCCAGCATCTTCAAGGGCAAGGTCGCAGTTTTAACCAGTTGATTGGCCAACTTAAAAATCCCAAGTTTATTGAAGCCGCTGGTGATAACCCCGCTTATATTGAATCTCAGTTATATGTTTTGCAATCTGCGGGGGATACGGCTGCTAAATTATTAGAGGCATTTAATCGCGGCATGACCGACCTGTTCGGGTTTTCTATTGATGCCGAAGGCAAAGCTAAAAGCAACTCCAGTGTGGCGGGTTTGCGTGAAGCGACCAGCATTGAACGGTTTAACAGCGTGGATTTAATCATCGAGCCGGGTGCCGGTGGCAAATTGCTATCGCTACTGGAATCTGCCCCTGCTACTGATGCAGGTGAATCCATGCCATTAAGCTATCGCACCACTGCCACACCACCTGCTCAGCCAGACCAACCGCTTACCACCACACCTATTAGTGCTGCACCACACTCTGTCGTGGTGCCAGCCAATTACCAAGAGGCAGCTAACGCCGCAGTGCAAACCGTAGTGGATATGCGCGAGGCAATTGCCAATAGTGGATTGCCTACTGAAACACAGGCGCGATTGCGTCAGCAGTTTGATAGTCAAACAGGTTACACGCTGCAACATGTCACTGCGGCTATTCAAGCTGAAACCAACTACATTAGTCAGCTACGTGAAGCGGGTCATGTGCAAGGCTTGGGTACTGATGCGTGGGGTAATTATCATGGAGGACGTGACCGTTCGGAAGGGGTCGCGCAGATGTTGGACAACTTATTACACCCTGAAAATGGCATCCAATATTCATTGCGCGAAGCGTATATTGATATTACTGGCGACCGTAATGTCACGGGTCAAATGTCTAATTTTGATATGCGACGCTATAGAGAAGCGTTCGCATTTCGCGAAGCAGTTGATAGTGCCACGTTTGGTTTTGCGCTGTCTGATGCAATTCATCGTCGTTTGCTGCAAGAATATCAGCAGCAGTCACATTTTGATGCATGGCGACCGTTTGTTGAAATTGACCGCGCACCAGATTTCCGCGACAAGCATTTGGTACGCATGGGCGGTTATGGAGATTTACCCGATGTCGCTGAAGGTGCGCCTTATTCGCCACTAGGCACGCCTGCTGATGAAGAGGCAACTTATAAGGTCAGCAAAAAAGGCGGGACTGAAAGTTTAACCCTAGAGGCGATTAAAAATGACGACGTGCGCCTACTGCGTCGGATTCCGGTTAAATTAAATGAAACAGCCAAACGCACGCTAGGCAAATTTGTATTTAACCTGATTCGTCATAACCCGGTTATCTATGATGGACAAACGCTGCTCCATGCCTCTCGCAATAATCTAGGCACGTCGCCATTGAGCAAAGCGGCATTTTCAGCACGCCGTAAAGCGATGATGAAAATTACTGAGGCAGGTAGCAATGAACAAATGAGCATTCCGCCTCGGTACATGCTAGTCCCCATTGATTTAGAAGATTTAGCGTATGACCTGTTTGTGCGCAATCAAAATCTTGACCCTGATTTTGTGCAGACCGTTAAACCTAAAGTTATCTCAGTTTGGTATTGGACTGATCCAGATGATTGGTTTTTAGTGGCAGATTGGCGCAGCATTCCGGGGATTGTGATTGGCTTTTTAGATGGTCAACAAGAGCCGATGCTATTTGTACAAGACAACCCTAATCACGGCAGCGTATTTAGCAATGACAAAATCACCTACAAGATTAAACATGTCTTTGGTGGTGGGATAGCTGACTATCGCGGCATACAAGGCTCTATTGTCCCATAACCCACCATGTCAACCTTAACCGATAAAATCACTGCACACTTCACCCCTGAGCAACTCGCTCAGGTCGGTGGTGCGGAACTCTATCTGCAACAGGCATTGGCTCGGTTCAATCAAGACCATCCGCAATTAGCAGTAAGCACAGTCACCTTAACCGACTCGCCCATTGTGCCGCTGCCTGCTGATTGGACTGAAGGGTTTTCACGCCCCTACCGCATTCACTACCCCGTGGCGAGTGCGCCAGTCAGTGTTGAGCCAAGCACAGGCAGTGATGGGGTGACGATTGATTTTGCCTTATCTGATTGGACGTTTAGCAGTGGTCAATATCGGCTGGAGATTACGCATGGGCTGGAAAGCCATAACCTAATTACTCAGTTTAGAGAAGGCGATATACATGTTTTTCCTGTGGTCGAAATCGTCACAGCTAACAAAATCCGTTTAACCGTATCTGCAAAACCCGATGGGCGATTTGCAGGTACCGCAGCCATTGAGAGGGCATAGGGCATAATGAAAATTTTAGGCACACTAAAAGTTTTGCTTTCAACATTTGCACAGCGGTTTATTCCATCGCTAATCGCAGAAACGATTAGCAGTGCTAAGCAACTAGAAGTACATTCCGAACATTGGCAACGCCTCACCGCAGCGGCGGCACAGGATGTGATTCTACCAGATGCCACATCATTAGAACCACGATGGTCAGTGGTTATTGAATCTGTGGGAGCAGGTACACTCACCGTCAAAAATGGCACAGCAACACCCGTCGCCGTACAAGCGGTGCAAACTGGACAGGCGTTTGAATTTACCCTGTTAGATAACAGTAGTGACGCTGGTGAATGGCACATCAACCTACTCGAATCCAGTACCAGCGAACCCAGTGAACGCTATATCCATACGTTTAATGCTATTACCGATTGGGGTAGCGCAGTGGGTGGGTTTTACAGTTTGAAGATTACTGCTGCCACACATGAACGGGGGACTGCGCCACAGGTGCAGGTGTTTGAGGAACGTGGGGTAGATTTTGCCCAGGTCATCCCACACGACGTTGAGGTCGCTGCAAACGGTGACGTGACGATTCAGGTCAGTGAATCACCCGATGGTCGGATAGCAGGCAGGATGGTGATGGTATGAGAATATGCGGTGATATTACAATTGATGGTCAGGCAACGGTGTATGCCAGAATTGTCCAATTAGCCACAGATTACACAGTGCAGGTCGAGGGATGTAACTGCCTGTTTGTGGTAAACAGTACAGACAATTGTACTGTGACCCTGCCCAGCAATGCCCCTATTGGGTTTCAGTTATTGGTGATGAGCGAAAATTCTGGTTTAGTCGTCATTGAACCGCCCAGTGGTGAAACGCTAAATGAAGCAAATGGAAATACAAAAATTTCTCGAGCTTATGCGGCTGTTACCATTATTAAATATCATGCGACCAAATGGTTTATGCAGGGGTAGCTCATGATGAGTACTGCTTTATATGCGGGAATCCTGAAAACGAGAGATCCATTTTGGTCGGACGTTGTTTTTCAGATGACCGGAAACTCAGGCCAGATCAGAGAGGAATCACGGGATCTGCCAATTACGGTTATTGGCAATCCCACCATAAATGAAAATGGATTTATCGTATTAACTGCTGATTCAATTAAAATTGATAATATTTTGCCTCTCAACAGGTCGAATTTTACTGTTGAGGTTATTTTGAGGCGCTTTGGCGGTGATTCCAGTCACGGCGGCGCGATAACAACGCTGTCCACTGCAACCAATGGAGTGGCTATCGCCACGGACATTGCGTGGCACGGCACATCATCAGCGTATGGGAAGATTAGTACTGGAGTGCCATTAGCTAGTAGTAGCATTCATTTAGCTTATGTGCGTGATGGCAAAACTATCAGATTGTTTAAAAACGGGGAATTTTTAAAATCTGTTCAACAAAATTCTGTGATTAATATCACTTCAACGACGGCAGCTCTAGGGCGGCGGTACGTCAATAAAAACCAGTATTTAATGTCCTGCGAAATCAAGGCACGAATTACGAAATCCGTTCGTTATGCAGCTTCGTTTTCACCACCAAATGATTTCCGTGTGGGGTAGCGATGCAGTTATCCACCACTCAATACCAGCTAACCCGTAATCCAGACACGCTAACACTACTGGACATTACAAGCCACTGCGGTGGTCAACTATGCGCTGGGATTAATTTATCAAGCATTAGGTAATAGCAGTGCCAGTCCTGCTGAAGGACAAGCCTATCACCATCAAGCAGCAGCGCATCTTAATTTCTACCGCACCGCTGCCGATAATTTTGCCGGTCAAACCGCAGCCAGTATTCCATTCGACTTCAGTCAAATGCTGGCGGCTGATGAAATCACCCAACAAGGCAATGCGGGTTTACAAGCCGCTGTTGTCGCTGCACTGGAACAATACAGCAGTGATTTTCCGCGTACAGTCATTGAAGATTTAACCACCACAGATACCACCTATCCGATTACATTTGCACTACCCGCCCGTTGGGTGGTTGGCTTTTCCCGTGTTATCAATGTCGAGTGTCCTATCGGCTACCAACCAGTGAATCTGCTTAAAAATTATGAATTTGCTGTCGCCACAGAGCCGACACAAACCGTTTTGCAAATCACCGCTCGCAATTACCCAGTACAGGTCATTCGTGTGGGCTACACCGTCAGGCACACTTGGGAAACCGTGCCAGCCCACCACCAACGGGCAGTGCAATGTCTGGCAACGTCTATCGTGTGTGAAAACCTATCCACTCTCAACGCAGGCACAACCGATAGTTTGATCAGTGCCGATGGAGTCAATCGTGAATCTAAAACGCGGAATTTTGCGCTGCGGGCGAAAACGCTACGCGAGCGTTATGCGGAAATTACGAACCAAACTCAAACGCCTGAGCAACAGCCTGCCTCTGCGATGGTTAATTTAAACAGCCGCACCGGACACGGACGCGGCAGGATGTTTTATAGAGGGTAAGGCTGTGGAAAATCTGCAATTCATAATTAACGGGTTGGATGCGTTTATCGACCTGTATCAAAACGCGCCTGACATCGTGATGGATGAAATGGAAATCGCTGTGCTTGAGAGCATCTTATATTTGGAAGCTCAAGTTAAAACGACTACTCCCACGGGGGCATACGAAAAATTGCGCGATTCATTTACCACTGAAGTTAAACGGGATGCTGATGAGATAGTAGGAGTGATAAGCACATCACTGTCGTACGCAATTCCGGTTGAATTGGGTACAAAGCCACATATGCCACCAGTGACCCCGTTAATTGATTGGGTCAAAACTAAGATAGGTCTTGATGAAGATGAAGGTGGAAAACGTATCGCATGGGCAATCGCCATAAAAATTTCGCAACGTGGCACTGAAGGCGCACACATGGTGGGCGACATCTGGGAAAGTCCGATTACTGAGGCAATGGCTGATAGTATCTTGCAAAAATATGTAAATCGAATCGAGGCACGGCTGAATGGATAATGTGGTTGAACAAACCCGCAACGGCGTGGTGCAGTTATTAAATAGCGTGCCGATGGTGGGCAATGTATATGGGTTTGAACCCTATGCGGCGACTACCGACGGCATCCGCAGGTTCTATCTATGGCGTGATGCACAGATGGGTGAATCAGTGCGTGGCTGGTATTTGGAGCGCACTGCACGCAATGAGAAACGCAATGGCAGTGCTCAGTGGGAATTGAAAAACCGCTGGGCAATCACGGGGTATTTGTCCCTGTCACATGAGCGGCAATCAGCGATTACCATCAATACGCTAGTTGAGCAGATTTCCGATGTGCTGCGGGCGCAGGAGAATTTACTGGGCTGTGATGGCTCACCGTTGCTATCCAGCGGCATTGATTTAATCGGGTTACAACCCGTCAAATTTGCAGGGGTGCTGTGCCATCGCGCACGGTTAGAGTTTTGGTACAAACATAAGGTGGAACAATAATGTCTTCATTTAAAGGGAATTTATATATTGGGCACATGCAGCCGGATGGTACGTTTGCGGCGTATGGACAGGGCTTCAACGTTACAGTCTTGACGATTGAACCCAAAAGTGAGGCAGTGCCGCGTTTAGGCACTGGTCTCCATAATGACGGGCAGATTTTAGATTCATTTAGCAAGCCCAGCCCAACGTCCATCAAAATTGGACATAACAGCGTAGATACTCAGCAGGGCTTAGAACTGGCACTGCGCGGTAAAACTAAACCCAATGTGATTGAAGCGCAAATGCTTGATGATCAGAAAATAAACCTCGTTGAGGGGCAGTGGGTGAAAATGGATAACCACATAAAACTCACTAATTTTGTCCTGAAAAAATCGGATGATACAGACTATACGGTCAATGAGGATTATCAGGTGGATTTGGATTTTGGAATGATTAAAGCGCTCAAAGGCAAAATTAATCCATTAACCAACGTCACTTGGAGTGCTGAAACTGAAGCAGTCACGACTGACTTAATTGAAGTCGGTGCTGATTCTGAAATCAAAGGCTGCCTGGGCTTTTTTGGGCTGGATAAAGCGACTCTGAAAAAAGTGCGCATCATAGTGCCAATGTGTACTATCGCCTCGGATGGTGGTTTAGAAATGTTTGGCGATGACCACATCGTCGCTGCGCACACAGTTACCCCAGAAACCTATAACGGCAAAACCATGACGTTTGAAACGTGGTGATAGCTATTAAATCAGGAAACGTGCAATGAGCGAAACAGTACAACTCAGTCACGGTGACGCGACTGTCCGCGAATTAACGGTGGATGAATCTATCGCTGTCTGTAAAAGCATGGGCAATATTTTAGAAAAACTCGGCACCCCAAGCGGCTTAGCTAACGTGTTGGCGCAAGATTTCGGCGCAATTTTCACTGCAATCGAGCCATGCATTACATTACCAGAACAGCACACTTTGGGAAATTTACCATTTAGCGATGGTCAAAAAATATGGGAGGCGTTTCATAAGGTTAACGCCCCTTTTTTGGAAACCGTCCATCAGATGGCGGAGTACAGCAGAATGATGGCGGCATACCAGCAGCACGTATTGGCGGAGCTTGGCGACATTCAGCCGCCAGCATAGAAAAATCCGCCCTACTGCTGATTAGCTATTGGAATCATCAGCAAGTATGGCAATACCCATATTCACGATTTTTACGCACCATCCAACTGGCTAAAGCACTTAAACATGGCAAACATCCTTGAGGCATTTCTAAAACTGAATACATCGGATTTTAGCCGAGGGGCAAAAACCGTCCAGAAAGATGCTGAACAGTTGAAAACCGCAACCCAGTCGGCAGGTGATGGGCTGCGGCATATGGATAACCACCTGCAAAATGTTCACACCTCAGCCGCCGCCGCCGGATTACAAATTAACCAATTAGCGGCAGCGATTAGCACAGTGCTAGTAGCGGGGGCAGCATTTAGTTTTGGTAATCAAGTACTTCAAACTGCCTCATCATTTGAAACCCTGCTGGTACGATTAGAATCCATTAAAGGATCGGCTGAAGCAGCGGAAAAGTCGCTGGAATGGATTGAGCAGTTTGATGCCGATGCACCGCTATTCCAATTACAAACCATTGCCGATGGCTATGCCGATCTCAGTATGACTGGGTTGGAAGCCGAGAAAATCATGCGCCAAATCGGTGACGCGGTGGCGGGTACGGGCGGTAATGAAGAAAAGCTGCAAGGGGTTATTACTGCCTTTGTACAAATGAAAGCCAAAGGCAAAGCCTCGGCTGAGGAACTGCAACAAATCGCTGAACGCGGTATCCCTGCCTTCCAGATTCTAAAAGAGAAACTGGAACTGACCTCAAAACAAATGAACGACATCGGCAATGCGGGTTATACCGTTGATGAGATTATTCAAGCCTTAGTGGATGGTATGGATGAACGGTTTGGTGGGCAAATGCAGGCGCAATCTGATTTGTTCAATGGACTGGTCGCCAACATGCAAAATAAATGGATGCAGTTCCTAAGACGCATTGGTGAGTCCGGCGCACTTGACTATTTCAAAACCAAACTTAGCGAACTGATTGCCCAATGGGAGGCATGGGATGCTGATGGCACGCTGCAACGCTGGGCAACCGGTATCAGCAACACCATGATAGCGATGGCTCAATTGGTGGAAATGCTGATCAGAGGTGGGGCAACTGTTATTCAATTCGTTGCCAATAATCACGAATTATTGCTGCTGTTGGCAGGTCTGACGCTGGGTGTGGGTGCATTGACCACTGCACTCACCCTGACCACAGGCGCATTAACCAGCACCGCCGTCGCTGCTAAAACCGTAGCACTTGGTCTGGGGCCCATTGGCATGACCTTAATGGGCATCGCTGCGGGTTATGCGGCAATGGACACCGCTGCACGACAATCCAATGCGTCAATGGAAGCGTCGCTGGGGCGGATGAAGGAAACCCTCGACACCCTCAAATTTTTCCGCGAGGCGATTAGCACGCTGGACGGCAGCGGCATTGTATCCGACGGCGTGGTGCAACAGGTGCAACAGATTCGCGCTGCGGTAATGGCGGGGAGTATGGCAAAAGAAGATGGCATTGCCATCGTGCAAAAGTATTTGAGTGCGGTAGAGGGGGCATTGCAACAACAGGCGGAGTTGGAGCAGGAAATCGCTAATCATGAACAGCTCCGGCATGAGCTATCGCAGAAATTGCAGCAGCAAACGACTGCTGACACGCTGGCCTATGTGCAAAGCCTCCAGCAGGTGGCAGACAGCAATGCTGATGAGCGCATCCGAGCCATCAATGACGCGCTCCAACAGTCCACCGCTGGACTCAGCATCGATACCGATGCCAGTGAAATGGTGCGACTACATGAGGAAGCGACTATGCAGATTCTAGCCGTTGAGCAGGAACGTGCTGATCAGGCGCTGGCCTATGCTGAGCAAATCTATCAAACCAAATCGGAAAAAATCCACCAAGAAGTGCAGGAAGCAGCGGAGCAGGCTACTCAACTCAAAGCCATCACCAGAGAACTGGCTGAGTCGCGGATCGCAGCGGTGCAACGGCAGTATGAGGCAACACGTAGTGCGTTAAACAAAGCCAGGACTGACCACGCCAATTACGTGGCACAGGTGCAGAAATTGGATTCCGACATTACTGCGGAGCAACAGCGGCAGGCGGATACGTTACAGGATATGCGGCGCGCTGATATGTCGGCAGCGATGCAGTATGTCGATAAACGTCGTGAGTTTGCACAGTTATCCGGCGAGTATGAGCAGGCTATCGCACAGGGCAACCTGCAACAGGCAGAAAATATTGCTCGACGTCGTGAAACGTTGGCAAAAGAATTGGCCAACTCCGAGATGAGCCTCGCTGATATGAAAGCGGAGTCGGATGCAATGTTGGATGCTGCCGAAGCGGCGCGCCGTGATGGCAATATGCAACAGTATCGGCAGTTAATGGGTCAGCGTAAACAGTTGGTGAAGGAAATTTCCGCAGTTGAAAAAGAAGCGGCGGGGGATAAAAACTTCTCGATGCGAGAGCGTGGCCTGAAAATGGTCGAGGATGCATATGCACAGATTAATGGCGCTATGCAGCAGCAGAAAGCTGAGGCGCAGGCCGCAGCAACTGCCCAGCAGGCACAGGTGGAGAAACTCACTGGTGCGCTGGAGGGATTGGGCGGGACGCTGGGCGAGTTTCGGACAGAGTTAACCGAACTGGAGGTCGAGGTTAACACACGAGCCAGCGAGGCAGCGTTGGATAAATTAAAAGCCAAGCTTGATGAACTGCGAGACAAAACGATTACGGTGACAGTGAATCAGCAGGGGGGCAGTGGTTTTAACCAAGGGGGGTCAGTGCCTCAGGCATTTGCCACTGGTGGTCGAGTCAGCGGTCCAGGGGGAATTGATAATGTTCCGGCGTGGCTGACAGCCGGGGAATTTGTTATTAATAATCAACAAAATAGGGCGTCTCAGTTGCGGCCGTTGTTGGAATTTTTAAACACAGCCCCACTGTCGCAGATTCAGCAGCGATTAGGAGAGATGATGGGATTCCCATCAGCACCGAGTGTGCCGACGTTGCCCCAACATTTTTATGAGGGCGGGGTGGTTTCTGCCCCCAATTTTACCCCCCAAACGTCTGTTGCAGGGGAAAATGCGGGGCAACACGGGGGAAATGTGGGGCAACGCTTTGAGGTGGTTCTGGTTGCTCCCAGCGGTGAGCAGTCACCACCGCTGAGTGGCGAATATTCACAGGCTCAGGAAATGGTATCGTTTTTACGCCGTGTGGGAACTGCAACATGAGCCGAATGCTGAACGGATTTATATTGCCCCATCAGGCACGGTGGTTGGCACGGGACGACTGGCAACCTGTGACACAGGAGGTGAAACGGACGATTGATGGGGGAGTGGTTATCTGGGAACAACAGCTACATGCTGGAAAACCCATTGATATCGCATTTTTAGACGGGGAATGTCACGTAACATGGGCTGAGAAACAGGCGTTGCTGGGGATGGGGCAGACCGCTGGTGAGCAGTATTTGTTTGAATGGGACGGATACCGTGCGGTGGTGAAATTTCGGTTTAGTGATGCCCCTGCCGTGAGTTTTCAGGGTATTAGCACCCGATTCGGCGAATTTTCGGATGCGCCAGAACAGTCCCTGTATGTGGGACAAATTAAATTGATTACTGTGTGAGCGGGAAATATGGCAGATAACGTGAGTGCTAGTTTCAGCATTGATATTAAGCCTGATGAAGGCGATGCAAAACACCATGCCTCAATTGAGCAGGCAAAAAAATTAAATTTTGACCGTACTCAATTTGAACCCGGGGATACCATTTATTGGTATGTTTATGCGTCTCAGCAGGTGCGGTTGTTGGCACCGATTGTCAGTCAGGGCACTATGAGGCAGGTGGATTCGCAGATAATAGAGCGCACGCAAATGTTGCAATTTAATTACCCTCGTGATTATCAGCAGGCGTTACAAAAACCTGCTCAGCGTTTGTTGATGAGCCGATGGCACGGGTCACCACTGGGTACCCCGACGCTGGACGACGACGGGATTAATATCAGCATCCCTAGAAATGCTGATTATAAAAAATATAAAAATGATAACGAAATTCCCATTGAAAAGGTTGGGGTTTTGGAGATCAAATATTCCGTCAACGCACTGATTTATGAGTTAACGGTGCCGAATGAGGTGAACGGCATGAGACAATTTGAAATTGCGGGAGTAATTCCCGGCGTTGTGGAGGACGCATAATGAGTATTTATGTTGAGGATATAGTCTGGAGATATTCGCAGGCTCGTTTGGATGCGCCCAGTAATGGGGGGACTATGACGCATATACAAATTCCGTCAGGCTCGCTAAATTCGTTATTTAAAGCGATTATGCAGCCGGTCCGAGTGGCCGGTTATCGCGGGTGGCGCAAATGTTTTGTACATGCAGCCCATCCGAGTAATGAGGGGATGGGTGAGATTAGAGTGCATTTGTATGAGTTTCCCGCAGGCGACGCTAACGTGTTTTTACACCTCGGTACCCAAACAGATGTTGAGGACGATCTATCTGCTAATCCGCGATTGCATGGGATTGGTGTGTTGCGGCAGGTAGCTGTTGTAGGCAGTACTAGTGTTACTATCACTACGCAGGGGGGCACCTATCAGGCATTTCAGGTCGGAGATGTGATTAGAATTTTTAATTATGTTGATGAAACCGATATCACTGGCAGTGAAGCTTATCGAACGGTCACCGAGGCGACGTGGAATGGCGACGATGTGGAGCTATCGTTTAGTGAGCCCCTCTCCGAGGAGTTTACTACTGTACGCGATGTGGGGGGCGTTGAGGTTACAACGCGAGTTGCCAGTTGCATCACTCAAACAGTTCTAAAAGGTAGTGTGGTTGCGGGGCCAATTGCTACCAGTGCAACAGGCAGTGTAGAAAGCACTGGGGAAAATGAAATTGTGGTGGACGCGGTTGGCGGGGTTGCTGATAACTACACCATAACATTTAGCTCTGGCAGTGCATTTAGCTGCACAAATGGGGCTGGGGATAATATTGGCAGCGGTAATCGTAGCTCTGTGTTTCAACCGCTTAACCCGCATTTTGCCGGACGTCCGTATTTTATTTTACCTCCTGAATTTTGGCAGGGTACATGGGCAGCAGGCGATACATTGACGTTCAGCACGGAACCACCCGCGATTCCACTGTGGTATTACCTCGATTTACCCCCTAATGCCGAAGCAGTCGCGACGTCCATGTTCAACGTGTGGTTCACTGGGCACACGTTAACTCAGTAAACACATATGACCCTGAGTACCGGATTTCGTGTCAATGTTGCTCCAGAGCAGGAAGTTGACGATGGGGCACTAGAAATACAGATGGTGAGCAGCGACCCGCGCAATTGCGCCTGTATTTATCGGGTGAGTGGGTTGGATGCGCAGCAGTATGCGCCACGTCTCGACCCCTATAGCATACCCGCACGGTTACTAAAACAGGGGCAGCAAATAGTCAAAGTTTATGCCCGAACATTGTTCGGACTACAGTTGGAGGCGATTTTAGAGGCCAATGTTAGGGTGTCAGTTAAACGGCTCGGCAAGCGGGATGAAACTGTAGTGGAGAAGCTGCGCTTCGGTGGCAGTCAACGCGAGTCGTTGAAATATGCACAGTCAGCGCGAAAAGTTAAAAGGCTATCGGCCTCAAAATTTCGTAGTTTGACAGGGGAATTTTTATTTGCACCTGGCTATGTAGGCGAGGGCATTTATGAAGCCGCTGAGCCTGCGTATGGCATTATCGTCGTACAATATACGGTGGAGGCCGTTGAATTTTTGCTGACGTACACAGTGGATGATGCAACAGTCAAATTCGACGTGTTTGAAACTGAAGCAACAAAAATTGGTTATGAAGTATTTGACGAAGCTGGTGCATTAGTTGATTCAGGCGGAGCTGTGCCCGGGTCTGCCATTGGAGGCGGTGGTTCACGGACGTTACGACAGTTGGCGATGCGAAAATCGTTAGCTCCTGATGTTGAGCTGTTCGCCTACAACGAGGAATCGGCCACTAGCACAACATTTTCTCCGCAGGTAGAGATAGTGAATGATAGCAGTATGCAGCGTCCACAGCAGCCAGTGTATCAACGGCGGATACGGCAACGAGTTTATGAAAATGGGGGAAACAGCGGGAATTATGTGGATTTTGAGACAGTGACTGATGAAACTCATATCGATGGTAGTGGTAATCTAATGCATAGGCGGCATGAGCGATAAAAAATGAGTGAGAAAATCTTTGATTTTTATTGCGATGCTAGGATCCAAGTTGTGGGATTTCTGCATACGAGGCAAAAAAAAATTTTTTTAGTCTCAGAGGTCGTTTATCAGGAATATTCACTCGGCATATCCCCGTACATACACAGCGGAGATTTCCATGTGAGGATGCAGTGGTTAGAGTTTATCAACCAGAAAAACCGTTATGTTGATCGTCATTTAGAATATAAATTTTTTAAATTCAGCAGTTTAGTAAAAGAAACAGAAAATATTATTTTAATTGAATTTACTGGGGTACCAATACATTTTCTTTTCAGGTCATCGATAGTGAATCTCAGGTTCGCCAACCCCACTGAGTTTCAAGTCCATTCTGAAAAAATTTTACACCAAATTGACAAATATACTGAACAACAGTTAATGAAGTTCCTTTTCTGGCTGCATCCTGAGTACGGCGACATCAGTGATCCAAATGATTATGCGGCTGCACATGACCGGCATATGAACGAATTTTTAGACCTAGCTACTACGCTAGATCATCGTTACAGCCGATATCCGGATTTCGACACGGGATTTTTTTATCGGCTAGAGCATGATTTTGCCGTTAATGAAATTTTGGTCGCTGATGTAAAAATCAGTCAAGTGCCACACAGCGGCAATCTTTTTAACATAGACCGAATGTCTATATACACCAAACTCGTTGATATGCCCGAAACTGAGGGGTGAAACTGGGGGAAGAATGGAATTTATATACCTAAAAAGCCAGAACAATTTAGGCGGAGAAATTACCGGACAGCGTGTCGTGTCTCAGTATGCCAATGGCGAACTAGGCGGTGTCACGATAATATACGCTGATAAAAATAGCCTAGGGGAATCTGAACTAGAATTTCAACGGCCTCAGACTGCATTGCCACAGATTGTGCGATATGAACTGAGCGTCCTCAGTTACAGTAACCATGCCAATGGCAGCATTGCTGTAAATTTAACCATTGACGGTGTAATTGTGAGTAGTTCTCAAAATAGCAACATCTCGTACCAATATCACACGGGTTGGCTGAGGGATGCGATAAATGGTCATCCTAGTTTAGGAAATGTTGTTAGTGTCAGCCCAATTACAACGGAAGGGGCAAATCCATTCTACGCTCCAGGTAGAGCGTATTTCGACATTACGGCGGTTACGCCAGGTGTGACTGTTGATATCCGTGACGCCGAGGTCGATTATAGTCAGTTAACGGGAGAGCCAGAGTCGGTGCAGTGGAACCCGACTCTCAGCATTCAACAAGCGGCTAGAGAAGAATCTAGCATTGACCGGATTCGCTGGCGTGATGGAGCATGGCAGGAAACTACGAACGGGACGCATGTGTTGGAGGCAGGCGACGGAGGAACGGACGGAGGAACGGTAGAGGTAGATATCAATACAAGCAACCTCCCAGTGGACTCTACTGTTGCAGCGATAACAATCGTTGTCGCAAAAAATAATTTATTCCCTGACCAATCAGGAATCAATGTAACAGACGGCCTTACTGATTACGCCTGTTTTTATATCAAAAACCCAGACACCGTTACTAGACGGGCTGCTATCTACCTGCCTAATCCTGCCATAGGAGACTCCGTTATG